CGCCTACACCAAAACTAGCGTTATCTGTATTACCTTTTCCACCTGCATTTCCTTGACCAGCAGGTGATGCAGCACCGCCATTTTGACCACTTGCCCAACCTGAGCCACCACCACCTGAACCACCATCTCCGCCAATTATTTGTCCAGAGTTTATGCCACCACCACCACCACCACCAGTTGAAGTCGTTGTATCCCAAACAGAATTATTACCAGCACTACCACGATTGTTTCCAGTGCCACCCGCTCCACCTGCACCGACTGTGCAAGTATAAGAACTTCCACCTGATACTGATTGACTTGTTAAATATTTATAGCCACCAGCACCCCCACCGCCCGCATAATAGTCTCCGCCACCTGCACCACCAGCGACAACTAATAGATCAATAGAGCTAGGGCGATTCGGTACAAAATTGGGTGCAAGTATTCCAGAAACAATATTTAGCATTATGCAATAGCCCCAACTACATACCAAGCATTAGCAGCTGTTTTAATACATGCTGCAGATTTATATTGTGCGACAACAGGTGATGCTGCTACTGCGCCTGCGCTTAAAATAGTTGTAGTTCCTGATGTAACTGCGCTAATTGTGCAATCTCCTACACCAATATTTAATACTGTGATAACTGTGCCTATTGCAAAGTTATATGTTGCATCTGTTGGGATCTTAAATGCAATAGCAGTTGCTTTATTCATTGGTACTAATTGTTGGTATTCATCACCACTAGCAGCTGTGTAATCAACTGTCTTAGCAGTTTGTACTGTGAAGGCTGGTAGCCCATTCCACATTGTGCTGGTAACTACATCACCAGTCGTGCCTGGCCAGGTTGGCATAATTTCTCCTTAGTAACTTAATACATCTTCATCTAGAGCGCTGTACCCTAGTATAAACCCATCTATGACAGGTTCTAGCGTTGTAAACACTGTCCTAAAGGAATTAGGTGTAATTGTGTTTGCCACGCCAAATATCTGCAGGGTTTTCTCTAGCTGAGACCCACCTGGCTGGGTTGTAATAACTGTGATTGGATCAAAGAAATCTAGGTCTAGGGCAGCAAGTATGCCTGCATCATAATTAGCGGTATATAGATCCAACTCGATGGCATCGCATCGGATGGTTGTCTCAGCTCTAGATGCCACATAAGCCCTGGCATAATCTAAGGCTACCGCATCGGTCTGCATTAGAAGATCCTGCAGGTTATATGAGTGAATAAAGTATTTGTCAATAGATGGTTGATTGATGGCTGTCTGTGGTGAGCCACCTGCACGGCTGATCTGGGCTGAATTAAAAATTAAGTTGTCATCTAGTTTCCACATAGCATTGGCATACGAGATACCCGTGCCATCATCGGCAAAGAGTGTGGGTGTTGCAGCTATTGATTCAGTGGCAGTTAGTCGATCCTTAAATACAAACGACCCATCGAAATCAACATATACAGATCCGTATTCTGAATCCGCCACAGTCTGCATAGCACCTAGCGATGTACGTGCTGTGCCTGGGTCTGCCTGTAATGTAGTTTGACCTGCATCTATCTGGCGCATTGATGCTGGCCAGTCAATTTCATCTAGTATCTGATTGATTCGTGTGCCTGATAGGTTGCCAGCACTAGCACCTGTCACTGTAGATATTTGTGCATTCTGGGCAAGTCTCATTGCATCTACAGCTTGTATGGTTGTGTAGGCAACCTCTGTTGCATCTTTAGGCTGAGTGTTTACATAAGATGTAATAAAGCCTGAGAAAATGGGATAGGTAGTGCCATTGTAGTTAGCAGTTATCTGCACCTTCTTCATAGGTGTCAATAAGCCATAGTAAGGCCCAGTTGGGTTAGTAGGGTTAAAGTCGCCATTTTGATCTACAATGCGTAAAGTAAGTTGGCCTGTCTGGAATGTATCGGTTAATGGACTACGGCCTGTGCTGGTTTGCACATAATTAACTCGGTTAGATACATCAACAATTACAGCTACAGAATCAGCCAATACGTTTGTGCCTAGTATGCCAATATCCAACTGCATGGCTTGGGCCGTGCTAGGCCCAGTGCTAAAGTTAATAATTGCATTGATTGTTGGTACGGCCATTAGGTACCGCCAGATAGACCGCCTGCAGGTGTAGTGCCACGGCCCATCTTGTTGATTCTTAATATAGTGTCTGTAATAGTGTCGGTTAAACTTTGCTCGGTCAATACTGATCCAGCCACGTTTACAACTACATCGCCACGCTCGCCTGCTCTGTATGCTTGATAGTCTGCAGCCATAGTCATAGATGGTGTTGGTATGTATCCGCCACCACCGCCACTGGCGGGAACATTACTCATCGATGCTGTGTCTCCACGCTCACCAGCTCGATAAGTTGCCCAATCGGTAAAGTATAAAGCTGCGTTAGCTGCTTGATTCATAGATTTAGCCAGTTGATTTGTTTGGAAAGTCAATTCTGTATCTGCTAAATACTGCTGAGCCTTAGCTGCGTTGCCATCTAGTATGGCTAATTTTTCGGCAATACGTAATCGGGTTTCTTCATCGGTTGCCTGATTAAGTGCCAACATTAAACCTATGCGCTCTACATCGTATTTATCTTTAAGTTTTTCTAATTCTGTCTTTGCTTTAATCTGTGCATTTTCTGTTTTGCGTAAAGTTACCGCTTGTTTAATTGCTTTGCTTTCAGCAGCCTGTCCAAATGGTGTGCCACTAAACGTGTCGGATTTTCTTACAAACTTGCCACCAATTTTTACAGTGTTATTAGGATTTAATATGCTTAAAAACTCAGCCACATTGGTGATATATCTACCTAAAGTTTCAGATGCTGTAACTAACTTAGCAGTAAAGGTTTCTATGCTGCTATCACCGCTCAATGCTTTTAATGCATCTAATAAGCCCTTTCCTATAGCCTCTTTAGATTCATCTACAGCTACAGTTAATTTAGCCATATCTCCTGCATAGCCTTGTACAGCTGCAGATGCTTGGCCAGCGAAGTTAGTATTTAATTGTTTTTGAATATCTAAGAATGATGCAGACTTTAATTGTGCCTTACTTAAACCAACGCCTAATCTACCTAGTGCTGCATTATCGCCTAAATAGGCTTTAGATAGGCTAGTAGCAACTGTGGTTAGGTCTTTGCCAGTACCGGCTGATACGTTTAATGCTGTTTCAAAGAGGCTCTGTGCTTGTGCTACATCTTTAGTTACTATTAGTAAACGCTGAAAGCCTGGAATTAAGTTTTCGTCTACTATGCCAAACTGTAATGACAGGCTCTTTAAGTAGTCTTCTATGCCAGGTTGTTCAAACTCTAAGCCTAAATTCTTTACAGTGGTACGTAATTTAGCGGCAGCCTTTTCTGATTCAATAAACGCATTGACTGCATTCTTGGCAAATGACGCAACGGCTATAGTGCCAAACACCTTTGCAAAGGTTTTGCCCAGCTTCTGTGTTGCTTGATCAAATTGTGATATTTCTTTTTTGCCCTTAGTAAGTGCTTTACCATTCCACGTGGCTAAGGCCGATACGACTAAACTTGGTGGCTTTGCCATTATGCAACCTTCTTAATCTGTCCATTGTTGAATTTAGTAGCGACCTTATCAATAGCCTTAACGACAGCGGGAATAATGTTGGTGCTTTCTTCATACCAGGCACGATAAATTGCTCTACCACGTTGATTGCCTTCGCCTTTAAGTTGGCTAATGTTTTGTGCTGATTCTATAAAGTTAATACCAGCATTAGGATTTAAGCTCTTTGAATTAGATGATCCTCTAGGATTCTTGCGACCTGCTGTTTCAAAAATTGCGCCAGACGCTGATTTATTGGCTACAAAATTATTTAAACTAAACCCAGACTGATTGCGCCGAGTTGAACCTTTGGAATAATAAACACCATTCTTGGCTACGTTTTCATCATAAAATGGGAATGCTCGATACTTCTGCTCAGCTGTAACGTTTATCTTGGCCCAGCCTGATAACACCTGTGAGTTACTAGGTAGGTAGCCTTTTGCTTTGTCACGTACTGGAATCATGGCAGCCTTAATCTCGGCCTGCATTTCTTTATTTAAATTACTGTCTACAGCATCCATGGCTTTGATCAGTTCTTTAACGCCTGTGACGTTTACCGGCATTTCTGATCTCCTTGGCTCTGTCTGTTAAGACCTGTATTATCGCTAAATACATTTCTGTATCCATGTCGATAAACTCGCTAGGCGGTATTCCAGTCTCTACTGCTAACTGCGCAATAGTGTAAACAATAGAAGACCGCTCAACTATTTTTTTTCTTCGTCTAATACCTCGACAGTTTCTAAGCTGTCAATAAACTCAATACCCCATAAAGGTATCTGAGCGCCAGCCCTGCGTAAGCATTCATACGCAAGGTAGAAAATTTCTGTCTGACGCTCGTGCTCTCTTAAAATCTTGCTGATACCTGAGCCATATTTCTGCTCAAAGTTATATTCAATTCCTGGCGTAATTTTGTGCTCTGAAACTTCGCCATTAGCCCTTGTAATTTTTAACTTTGCCATTATTACTCCTTAGTTAGAATGCCACCGATGGAGACACTGTTACTGCGGAGTTTATAGTAAATGTTACTGAAGAGGTAGCGATCTCAGCCACGCCGCCCTGACCTAGTGGAGTTAGGTTATTTACCAAGATTGAGAATTGGTAAGATGGGTTTGCTGCTGATACTGCTGTGCCTTTAACTGTAATCATTGAAAC